ATTGCTGCGATTACTAAATCAGATATATCGCAGGAGGATAAGATAAAATTACAGACGCTTATATTTGATCAGCAGAATAAAGAGATGGAGGCCGTTACAAATCGTTGGCTTGCGGATTCAATTTCAGATAGCTGGTTAAGTAAAAACGTACGCCCCCTAGTATTGGTATGGTGCATCGTTGTTTTTACGCTAGCAGGTATATTAGACAGTATTGACGGCGTACCCTTCACGATTAACTCATTGTGGAATAATACTTTTGAAAGCGTAATGATGGCGGTAGTGCTAGCTTACTTTGGCGGAAGAACAACAGAGAAAGCTACAAGTTTATTTAAGAAAAAGTAATGGGCAGGATAGGCAATTATGGCACTGACCTTGCTGTTACCTCATTAGATAAGTGGGTAGGCACAGATTTTAATGGGGGCATTACAAAGAACTTTACAGTGCAAGGTGTTGCTAGTTTTCTAAACAACGCTAATGCGGTTGGCATCGTAGGGCAATGCAACTTTTTTTTTCAGACTGACCTTCTTTACGGCCGTAACGCGCAGACAATAAGCTTTGAGGCTGGGTTTGGCAACGGCACAGCTTTCTCCGCTATAACAACAATAAAAATAAGCAAGTTTGCTACAAATAACAATCTTGTATTACAATACTTGCAGAATCTGGTAGGTGGGCAAATAATATTATCTCAAGTAGATAATGTAAATAATTTTGGAGTCTATACTTTAAATGCTTTAGCTCAGGATGGATCTACTGATTTTTACGATGCGTCCCTGTCGGTAGTTTCATCAAATGGGAGTATGACAGAAAATAGCTATTATGGCATATCAAGTTATGGCACAGGTAGCGGAGGAGGATCCTCTAATACCGTTACAAGCTATAGGAGTGATGCGGTTGGCTTAACCGTTTACGCTGGGTACTTGCTAAATTCTTCACCCGTAATTACAAAATATATTTCAGGTACTATAACAACAGCGCAAGGCGTTACAGATTTGGAAACAGACTGGGCAAACAGATTAATACTAAACTACATATAAACAACAAACAAAACTAACAACTAAAAAAAAAATTATGGCTATAGTAGCAGCAGACTGGACAGTAACCAGAGCAACAGGAGATATCCGATATATCGGTGACGACCACGGTGGGGCATCTCCATCGTATACCACTGTGATTGAGTTTCACAGGTGGCTACAAGATTTAGCGGATGATGCTGTTTCATCAGGCGATGACGCCCTTGACATTACAGATACTGATCCATCGGCTAGATCAACCGACAACATTATACAGCTTAAAGGTAATTATAACATTGACGACAATGCGTCAGAGCACCTTTATGATGGATCTATTAAGCAAGGTACAGCTGGTACAGAAAAAATCTACGCTGGGTTTGTAAACTTTGGTAATGTAGACAAAATTCAAATTATTCAAAACGGAGTAGTGCTTGCTGACGACTGGTGGAATTTAGCCACTGGCGGAGGCGTTAACTCTGCTGCAGGTATTTCACACCGATTCTTATTGCCGGTACGCACTGCAGGGGCTAATATTGATAATAGAAGGCTTATTGGTACTTCACGTGCATTTGGGTATACTTATACGGAGTTTACCGTTAACTCGGCAGTAGAGGGCAATAATGTATTGGCGCTGTCTGAATTAGTTGACCTTAACAATCAAACGTTAATTGGCACAATAGCAGGTTACACGGGAATTACAAATACCACCCAAGGGTATAATGGTATTGATGTAAACAACGATACAGTCAATGAGTTTTATTACTCTAAGTGGGATTCCAACACGCCAACTAACTCAATTAATGATTTCTATGAAAGAGCTAAATGGCTAACAAGAGAGGGAACGTCTGAAACACTTTACGGATTAAATGGTGAGCTATTTAGAGGTATCACTCATGAAATTACTGTAAATGGGCCAACTGGAACGTTTGCAGCTTTTGAAGCAGTTAGCTGGACAGGTGGAACAGGACAGATGCTTGCTATTAATAGCCCAACCTCAGCTACTAAAATGTGGATACAGTTATTGACAGGCGCTGCTCCTACAAATACACAAACAATTACTGGCGCTTCAACAGCAACAGCTAATGCTGTAGGCACTGCTTTAGCTCGTACGCTTTCATTCCCGTTTGTTGGGAATTCTACTGGTTCTGCTATTATTGGCGCTTATGGTATTGGTATTGAAACGAACGACCTTACTAACAGAGACACATTATCTGATTTAACAAACACTGCTGTAAACCCACCAAACAATGTTACGTTTACCGTAGGTGGCCTAGTTAGCGGAGAAGACCGCGTATTAGTTGCTCCTTGGGATGGTAGTAGCACAGATGTTAATGGCGACCCTGCAATTGATCAAAATCAANTATCATTAGCAGGTGGAGGTCTAACGGCTGACAATATCACATCTGTTGTTGTTAGCACGGCNATACCATTGGACACTCCTGCATCCGGGACTATCCGCGTTGTAGATGACAATGGGTTTGATAGAAGGTTAGAATATTCTTCTTATTCCGGTTCAACATTTACAATTTCTAGCACAGATGGGCAAGAGGACTTTGCCACTGTTAATGCTACAGCCGCCAACGATGTTTACATCACTTATATTGATGTNCTTGCGAGCGCCTCTACAACTTCTTTCACGGCTATTTATAGCTCAGATAGAGGGCTTGTTGTAATTGTCCGCGACGGAGGGGGTAGCCCAATTAAGCAGTTTATTTCATCTGCAACATTTAGTGGTTCAAACACTACTGTTACAGCTATTAGAACGTCTGACGTTTAATAATAAAAAGGTTATACGGGCGTCTTCGGGCGCCCATATAATAAAAACATTTATACCAATATGGCAGTAGCTAACGTAGTATTTAATGGTACGAGATTAAATTCTTCAGACAGCAGCGTCGGCTGGGGAAACTACAATACAGGAGGGGGTTCTCCCGCTTCTGAGGCAGCTAATGCATATCAGCAAGACACGCCGGGCAGTGCTGTTGGGGCTGTTGGTAAAAAAGTAAACACCACGAATCCGGGCACAAGAATTGGTGTAGATTATCTTGGCAGTGCCGTAGATTATTCTGGCAACAATCTGTGGTTTTGCAAGGTATATGTATCGGATGCTTTTGATTTAAATACTACTTGGGGAGTTGAAGTTGCAATAGGTTCTGGCAACGGATCAAATTTTTATCAATACAACCTAGCAGGCAGTGGGGCTAACAATGACCAGTATTTAACGTACCCATCGCAGGGTGGATATATCTTAACGGCAATTAGCCCAAATGTATTGTTGTGGGCAGAATCCCAAAGCGGGACGCTTAATCAAGCGGCCGTAATTTGGTACGCGGTTGGNGCGACTTTTATAGGCGGATTTGCTAAATCTGAAAATGTGGCGATGGACGCTATTGATTACGGNGAAGGATTAATTGTTACTCGGGGCGACGGCGCAGGGCCTGTTGCTTCTTTTATTGATTTTCTTGATTTTGATCAAAACATAAAAAGCAATAGATATGGAGTCGTGAGTGGCTCTGCAAACTCTATGCAGGCACGTGGAAAATTAGTAGTAGGGGATAGAAACTCGTTAGTTCCAACAGTGTTTGTTAGCGGAAATACTATTGTAACGTTTATTGACGGTTATGTAGACTCTAATCAACAAGGAGTTGAAGTGTTCCTTAATAATGCATTAGACGATATTACAATAACTAATACAATTATTGGGGGAGGTAGGATTTATGGCGGCTTTGATACGCGCCCAGATTTTAAAGTCTCCGGCACCGCTGGAATATTTCGGTCAAGCTCAAACTTAAGAAACCACAATGAGATTACATATACATCGGCTTGCAATATAGACGGGGCAGATATAGAATGTAAGACACTAATTAATGCTGGGGAGATTAAAAATACAATTATTAGAACAGACGCAATTACGCCATTACCAACATTAAACAATACCGTGCCGGCAGCATTTGGCTCTACTCGGATACATGATTGTGAATTTATACAGTCCGGGACATTTCACGCCATGCGGTTTAGCGCGGGGAATACTTATAATTTAACTAATATTACTTTTACAAATTACGGTGCTAATGGGACTACAACTTCTGCAATACAAATTTTAAGTGCCCTAGGCACTGTTACAATAAATGTAAACGGAGGCAATACGCCAACATATACTTCCAACGGTGCAACTGTAGTTATAAACAACACAAAAACAGTTAGGGTTTCTGTCTTCGATGTCGAAACAAATTTGCCTGTTGCTGGGGCGCGTGTATTACTAGAGGCTGGGGCTGGAGGAGATTTAACACTTGGTACGGATGTATTATCTGGCGTAACAGATGCCAACGGTATTATTGAGGACACAGGGTTTAGTTATACAAACAATCAAGCGGTTACAGGTCGCGTTAGAAAAGCTACCACAGGAACATTGTATAAGCAATCAATTATTTCAGGAACAATTACATCTAGTGGATTTGACGTAAATATATTTATGATTAGGGATGAGTAAAGAGATAACAATTACAGACATGGGATTAGTCGATAGCGCCGGGTATAAAAATATTATAGCTATCCGCGACTATTCGACAGCGACCAGGGAAGAAATGCGCAAGCTTGAGGCCATTGTTAGAAACTTTGAGGTTCAGAACATGCAGCTATCCAACCGGATCACTATGCTTGAGCAGCAGATACACACTTTATACAATAATTTAATATGATTTCTATAGACTGGGGCACCAAAGTAATATCGATACCTAAGGCTTATACTACCTTAGTGCAGGCGACTCCGGCTGAAATCCGTGACCTCCCGTTAAACCAATTTAGATTGGATTTAAAAGCGCTGGAGTCTTCAGCGGAAGGGATGGCTCATCTAAAAACACATCAGCATAATACGGAAATATTGCTAGGGGGCATTGTATACGCAAGAACTATTGAGATCATAAGTGGTTATACAGTAACATTTGAAGACGGCAATTATGCCGTTAATTTAACAGGGGCAAACAGCAACGTTGGAGACGTAGTTAATTTAAACCAGGTGTCAATACGTAGCCAGAATGCGGCGGGTCTTATATCTAACGCGGCTATTGAGTTTTCTTCTTTTGGTGGGGCTATTACAGTAGACGCAATAAGGGGCGTAACTGGCACAGTATTTCCGAAGGGAACACCTCAGGCACCGGTAAACAATATACAGGACGCTAAGCTTATCGCTGACGTTCGCGGTATTAATAGGCTTAACATTATAGGAAACTTCACATTTACGACTGGAGACGATATAGAAAACTTTGAGGTTTACGGCACCAACCCTAATAAAACTGTTTTAACCTTTGAGCCTGGAGCAGCTACATTTGGAGTAGATATATTCGATGCAACCATTCAAGGGGAATTTGATAACCTAGCCACATTTGAAGATTGCAGATTATTAGATGTTCAGATGGTGGAGGGCTATGCGTATCGCTGTTTAATAGCAGGCACGTTTGTTGTATCAGGCGTTGGTCAAACAGCATTTATTGATTGTTGGGATGGTATTGTGCAAAATAACGTATACCCTATAATCGATTGCGGCGGCGCGGGCAGGGATGTGAGTATTAAAAATTGGCATGGTGATCTTAAGATTATAAATAAAACAGGACCGGAGGATATTGAAATCAATATAAACTCAGGAGGAACTGTTGTGATAGACTCCACGGTTAATGACGGTATTATACGATGCACCGGATCTTTAAGGGTCATTGATAATTCCACGGGTACGGCAATTGTGGATACTTCCCAAGTGTCTTTCCCGGTGCTAACGCAATATGCTGCATTTGACAATGGAAGCGTCTGGATTGATCCAACCACAAGTAACACGGGGACAAAATTCCCAATAGGCACCAAACAGCAGCCTGTAAATAATGATGTCGATGCCCAGCTTATCGCTAACAAGTATTCTTTATTTAATATATCCGCAAGATCCGCTTTTACTATAACTGGCACACACACCAATATGAAATTCTTTGGTAGGTCGTCAAGAACAACGCAAATCACGGTTGACCCAGCTGCAACTCTCGTTGGTTGTGAATTTGACGGCTTGCTTTTGTCTGGAGACCTTGGAGACAACGGTAGCTCTTATTATACACAAGTTGCAATGCAAAATCTTAGCGGTATATTTGGCTATGCTGAGCGCTGTATTTTCCGAGAAGGGACAGTAGGCATTGCGGCTAATGGTTTACTAATTGCTAACGAGTGCGCTTCCGTAGGAGCAAACAACCCAGGTAATAATATCCCTATTCTAGATTGCAACGGCAGTGGCCGCATGGCATTCCGTCAGTTTTCAGGAGAGCTTCTGATTACAAATAAATCTTCCGGCGGTGATTGTTCCCTTTCATTGGTGGGGGCTGTAATAACGCTTGACTCCACAATTACTTCAGGCAACTGGAGGGTATCTGGTGCNGGGACAATTATTAATAANACGACGGGGACTGCAACGGTTGACTTAACAGAATTCTCTTCTAACTCAGAAGTGCAGCAATCAATTAATGCTTATGCGCAAAAAGCAAGCGATAACGCCGAGCAGGCTAATTTAAAATTGTAAGTAATAAATAACAAAAACCGGTAATTATATAAAAAAACATCAATGGCAAGAATATATACCTATCCACAAGATATCGCACTGCAGGATCAAGATGCTTGGATTGGGACTAATGACGCAAACCTTGCTACTGTACAGTTTAATGCTTTAAAGATTGCTGCTTACCTAAACTTAGGCGGCAAGGTGGCTGTTAATGGGCAGATCGGTTTTAAATATGAATTTGGAACAATAGGTATACCAAAAACAATGACGCTTCTTGAGGAGCCTTCAAACCAACCTTTTAGTGATATTATAGAGATATATGTACATAAAACCGATATATCTGGGCAGCATGTGCCGAATTTTTTAAGCATACTAATAGGCAAACAAATATTAATATCTGAGTCTAATAATATAGATAATTTTGGGCATTATGAATTAGTTGACTATTCTGTTAACGGTGTTGACCCTGACTTCTATACTTTATCTCTTGTTGCTTTAAATTCAAATGGTAACTTATCGGATTTAAAAACTTATTATATATCATCTTTGAACCTTGGGACTGATAAGCATTACACGCACAGCCAAAATATCCCTGCAGCAAATTGGGTTATATCGCATGGATTAAATAAAAAACCTTCGGTCACCGTGGTTGACTCTGGCGACAGTGTAGTACACGGAGAAATAAACTTTATTGACGCTAACAACATAACTATATCATTTACTGGCGCGTTTTCAGGCAAGGCGCATTTAAACTAAACTACTATGGCAATTAATTTTTTAAGTAACATCAATCTTAACAAAAACGAGCTGCAGCTCGCTGTATTCCAGAACTTAGCAGGCGCCCCGGCAACACCTCTCGAAGGGCAGGTTTATTATAACACTACCGACGATAACCTATATGTATACACCGGCGCTGGCTGGGTAGATTTAACGTCTCAAGGGTCTGGGAGCACTAACTTAACTAAGACTGTTACCACTACAGACGTAACTATTAATAGTTCTACCGGCACAAACGTTGATATAGGAGCAGCTACCACATCAAACGCAGGGGTCATGACTTCAGCATTATATGATAATGTAATACTCAACAATGCTAAGGTAAGTAACGTTTCCACAAATTTATCAACAAGTTCTTCCTCTACTACGTTAACAGTTAATAGCTCAGATGGAACTAATGCTGTATTACCTGCTGCAACAGTATCAGTTGCGGGCGTAATGACAGCCACTGATAAAACCAAACTGGACGGCATAGCGACCGGAGCTCAGGTAAATGTAGGAACTAATATTGCTCAAGGCACGCGGACAACAACTACAGTGCCTGTAACTTCAAGCACAGGAACTGATGCAACATTAACAGCAGCAACAACATTACTTGCTGGTGTTATGACTTCAACCGATAAAACAAAACTTGATGGTATTGCCACTGGAGCTGAAGTTAATGTGGCAACTAATTTAAGTAAGACCTCGACTACTACAGACGTAACCATTAATAGCTCTACTGGTACAAATGTCGCTATAGGAGCGGCTACAGGCTCGGTTGCGGGGGTCATGACTTCAGCCTTGTATAATAATGTAATTGCCAATAACGCTAAAGTAACTAATGTTACAACAAACTTAGGATATACCGCCTCTGCTAGCAACGGGATTGTAACTAGCTCTGATGGCACCGACGCCACCATACCTCTAGTTGTTTCCGGCGGTAACGCAGGGTTAATGACCGGGACAGACAAAAGCAAGCTGGACGGAATTCCCGGGGATATTATTACAGAGGCTGAAGGGATTGCTTCTAATGACAATGATACGTCGCTGCCCACATCGGCTGCTGTTAAAGACTATGTTGATAGTGCAGTTACCGTGGGTATGGCNTACAAAGGAGGCTACAACGCTTCTACTAATGCACCAGCGCTTGACACAGGCTCTCCCACAGTAATAGCGGGTGATACATATACTGTTACCGCCGCTGGAAACTTTTTTACTGAAGCTGTACAAGTAGGGGATGTGCTTATATCTCAAATCACAGGCACGGTTGCGGCATCTCTAACTAACTGGACAGTTTTAAATAAAAACATCCCGGACATTGTTAATGCTTCAACAACTGCAAGCGGTATTGTTGAGCTAGCTACTATTGCTGAAACTAATACAGGGACGGATGCTACAAGAGCTGTCACCCCCGATGGTTTAGACGGATGGACTGGGTCAGTGCAAATAGCAACATTAGGTACGATAAGCACTGGCGCTTGGCAGGGGACCTCTATTAGTACCACCTACACAGATGCAAAAGTTGTTAGTGTTGGCGGTACGGCAGATAGGATAACGATAGGAGGCACAGCGGGGTCGCCAGCTGTAGATATTGCAAGCACATATGCGGGCCAAACTAGCATCACAACGCTAGGCACTATTAGCTCTGGAACTTGGCAAGGTACTGCTATTAACCAAACGTACCTTGTAGGCCAGAGCGGCACTAACACTGGAGACGAGGTGGCAGCCACTACTTTAGTAGCAGGTATTGTTGAACTAGCGACTGGCGCTGAAGTTAATGCCGGGACTGATACAAGTAGAGTTATAACACCGTCTGGGCTTGTCCAATGGCCGGGGTCTACTAATATTACTACTTTAGGGACTATTGCTACCGGGGTTTGGCAGGGAACCGCAATTAATCAAACTTATTTAGTTGGGCAGAGCGGCACTAACACAGGCGATGAAGTTGCTGCAACAGCGGCCGTACAGGGTATTGTTGAACTAGCTACTGTTGCCGAAGTACAAGCAGGCACAGACCCATCGAGAGTTGTAACACCGGACGGCTTAGCGGCTAGATCAGTTGTTGCTCAAATTTTAGTTGCTAGTTTAGTAAGCGGCGCGGCCCAAATAGTCCATAACTTAGGAACAGAAGATATAATTGTACAATTGTTTGATTCTATAAGTAAAGAAACTGTATTTGCGGATGTCGCAAGAACAACATTGGCAGATGTGGCTTCCACAAGCACAATTAAAATATCCTTTGGTCAAACTCCTGCAAATAATGTAGACGTAATTATTACTTCTGCTAGAGGCGCTACAAGCGTCACTCCGACCTACTCATAATAATAATTCAATTAAATTAAATTAAATGGCAATTCAGTTTTTACAGGATGTTAGATTTGGCGGTGAGGTAAGAGATTCTTCAGGGGACGCTGGCACCCCCGGGCAAATATTAAGCTCCACAGCAACAGGTACTAATTGGATAACGCTTACAGATTTACAAGGGGTAACTTCTGTGAGCGCCGGTAACGGTATGAATTTTACGACAATTACTGGTACTGGACCGGTGACAATGGGAACCCCTGGTACGCTTACCTCGGCAACAACAAACGGGGTAACCGCTACGTCTCATACTCATAGTATAACAACTGGTATTTCTAATACTAATATTGTCAAGATAAATTCAACTACTGTTGCTACTGGTGAATACGCGAGATTTACAACAACTGGTTTAGAAAGTCGTTCCGTGGCTGAGGTTGCAGCCGATATTGGGGCAATAACGGAAGTTACCGCTGGCACGGGTATGACAGGCGGGGGTAGCTCGGGTGCTGTCACCTTAAACGTAATTGGCGGAACAGGTATAACAGCGAATGCTGATGATGTAGCTATAACATATGTTGGGACAGGCAACGCTATTCTAGCCGCAACAGATAGCTCTGGTACCCCCCTTGCTACTGGGGCTAAAATATGGTTTAGTGACGACGGCACTATCGCGCAGGCTAACGTATCTGACTTGCCGTTTACAAATAATACAGGGGACATTACTGAAGTAACCGCTGGCACAAATTTAAACGGAGGAGGTACATCTGGTGGCGTCACGATTAATTTAGACAACGATATAAGCCTTAACACGGTTGAATACACTTATCCAACCTCCAATTCTCAGTTTTATGGAGAAATTGTTACTTTTGGGGCTTTTGAAGCGCCTGGATTTGCGGCCGGCGAACTGATCTGTCTTGGCAATGCTCTTGGCAATCCTACGTGGAGAAAAGCAAACAATACTATTGCGACAGAATCAACCGGAATGCTTGGTATAGCGCTCGGATCATCGCCCTCAGCTGGGATATTGGTTAGGGGGTTTGCTCGATCTACTGCTTACAATGGTTTTTCCGACGGCGGTAAATGTTATATTAGCGCCACGGACGGGGATATGACAACAACCGCTCCGACTGCTACCAATGCTTACTTAAGAATAGTAGGATACGTTGTAGATTCTATAACTGGAGCTGCTGAAATATATTTCTGCCCTGATAACACTTATGTTCAGATAGCTTAACTATGGCAACCATAACTATAAACGCTACCTTACAAGGGGTTATTGAAAGAGAAGACACCAGCGGGTCTACAATAAATTGGCTCACAACAACAAGAAACGGAGCAGCAGGAACTGCCGCTACCACGATAACAACCAACACGTTTTTCACCGGTATGCAAGTGCGGTATACTTTTTCTAAAAATGTGTATGTTTCAACGTGTTACAGGACGTTTTTGTTTTTTGACTTATCCAGTGTTGGCGGAACTATAACGGCGGCTACTTTGAAAGTATTAGCTGGAGCGACTGGCAATACAGCCGACACGCAAGCAGTGCCTTCTACGGCCTGGGGTGGCGGTGGGGACACGACAACTCTAGCCGCGGGCGATTACGATGGCGTGGAGTTTAACGGGACAAGCGGCTCAAACTACGGATTGCGTACCCTGGATTGGACAGCGTCATCTTACAATGACATTACGCTAACGGCAGACGCCATCTCAGACATGAATTCTGATGGGTATCTAAACTGTGCATTGCTGAATTCAGATAATGATTATAAAGGTGTTAGCCCTACTTTAGGCACTGAAATTTCATATCCAATAGAATTTTTAAACGCAACAAACCCTATAAAGCTTGAAATAACTTATACGCCAGCGGGCTGGGACGATAATGTAATCGGTGTTGCAAATGCAAACATTGCAAATATTATAGGTGTAGCCGAATCGAGTATCGGCAATATTAATAACTAATTAACTTATATTTGTAAAGCGTAATTATATAAATAGAAATCAATTAAATTTAATCAAAATGTCAAAAAAGAAAACACAAAAAATAACCGCCGAAGAGTTGGGGTTATTAAACAGTCAACAAAGTAATTTATCGGACGCGCTCCACCGCGTAGGGGTTATTGAAGCAGAAAAGCATGGGTTACTCCATTCTATATCCTACATGAACGAGCAGATTGCAGGAACTAAGGCTGAATTAGAAAAGAAATACGGGTCGGTCTCTATTAACTTAGCTACCGGTGAATATAAAAAAAATGAAGATGTCGCTGATAAGAAAGATTAGTATTGGTAAAGACTATAAAATTGACGCCATGCACTACTCTGTTGGACAGGAAGTGTATGGTGGTCATACAATAGAAAGTATCGTAGAAGAAACCGATAAGTTTTCCATATATATTAAAAAACAAAACGAAGTAATGGCGTGGAAGGATTTTAATAAAAACATGGGGATCTCCGTTGAATACAACTTAGATTATTAATGAAAAGTATATATGACTTTGTTATTAAGCCAAAAGACGGCAGGTCTACTGCTAAAGCGGATATTGATGGCAAAGAACTACTGTTAAATACAGAATTACAGAATCATCAATATGTAAGCAGGCACGGGGTTGTAATAAGCAAGCCTATGATGGGCCACTCAGAAATACAGCCTGGCAATGAAATCATTGTCCACCACAATGTGTTTAGAAGATTCTACGACGTTAAGGGTAAAGAAAAAAACAGTAAAAGTTATTTTGCTGAAAATATATATTTAGCTAACCCTGACCAAATATTTGCATACAAGACGCCAAGCGAAGAGTGGAAACCTACTGAAGGTTTTTGTTTTGTAAAGCCGTTAAAGAACAAGGAGTTTTTTGCTGCNGATAAAGAAGTACCCTTAAAAGGGGTTATCAAACATGGTAATAATGAGTTTCCCGCGGGTATCCTTGTGGGCTTTCAGCCAAGATCAGAATATGAATTTATTATTGATCAAGAGCGTTTATACCGAGTACCAATCCAATCTATTACAATCAAATATGAATTTCAAGGAGACGAAGAAGAGTATAATCCTAGCTGGGCACAAAGCGGTTGAAGAACTAATTAAAGTAGCCCAAGAAAAAATTATCACTAACACAGAGGATGATGTTTCTGCCGACCGGCTTAAGAACGCCGCGGCTACAAAAAAGCTAGCTATCTTTGACGCATTTGAAATTCTTAATAGAATACAAGAAGAAGAGCGAGTGCTTGAAAACAAGCCAAAAGAAGAAGCTAAAAAAGCTTTCTCTGGGTTTGCAGAAAAAAGGTCTAAGTAATGTACGCACAAACGTTATATAAGGTAGTTCAGCCAGTTAAACTTACTACGATAGCTAGGCTTAATAAGTCTAAATCATGGGAGTACGGCTATAATAAAGAGCATGACCTTGTTGTTATTAGTAAGACCGGACGTATTGGCGAAATATATGAAATACAAAACTTTCAGATTGCATTACCACCGGCTCCTAAAAACATAGATAAAGGCGAAAACAAATGGGCTCCTAAGGAGTATCCTAAGGCTCTTAAAAATATCAAGACTATATTTGACTGGAAGGAATACCCGGATGAGTTTAAGGACTCCTGGGGATCCTATATTGACGACGAATTCACTCGGAGAGATGAAGGACATTGGTTTATGAATCAAAATAAGCCAACATATTTAACAGGTACACATTATATGTATCTACAGTGGAGCAAGATTGACGTAGGGCAGCCTGATTTTCGAGAGGCTAACAGATTGTTCTTTATATTTTGGGAAGCCTGTAAAGCGGATAAACGATGCTACGGCATGTGTTATCTTAAAAACCGTCGTTCTGGGTTTTCTTTTATGGCCTCCGGTGAGACGGTAAACATGGCGACAATATCTAGTGATGCCCGATTTGGTATCTTATCAAAGTCTGGTAGTGACGCAAAGAAAATGTTTACGGATAAAGTAGTGCCGATCTCGGTTAACTATCCTTTCTTTTTCAAACCTATACAAGACGGTATGGACCGTCCAAAAACAGAATTAGCATATAGAGTGCCAGCGTCAAAGCTAACAAGAAAGTCTATACAGGCTAACGACCAAAGAGAACAACTGCAGGGGCTTGACACAACTATCGACTGGAAGAACACTGGAGATAACTCCTATGATGGAGAAAAACTAAAGCTTTTAGTACACGACGAAAGCGGTAAGTGGGAAAGACCTGACAATATATTAAATAACTGGCGAGTTACAAAAACAACGCTGCGATTAGGTTCTCGTATTATTGGGAAGTGTATGATGGGTTCAACCTCAAACGCTTTAGATAAAGGAGGAGAAAACTTTAAGAAGCTGTATGATGGCTCTGACGTAACAAAAAGAAATGCAAACGGACAAACAAAGACAGGCTTATACTCTTTGTTTATACCAATGGAATGGAACTACGAGGGGTTTATTGACGAGTACGGGCAACCAGTGTTCACTACTCCTGAAACACCTATTAAAGGACCGCTTGGCGATATAATAGATGTAGGCGTTGTAGAGCATTGGGAAAACGAAGCAGCCGGTTTAAAAGGCGACCCAGACGCGCTGAATGAATTCTACCGTCAATTTCCACGCACAGAAGAGCACGCTTTCCGTGATGAAGCTAAAAATAGTATATTTAACTTAGTTAAAATACATCAGCAAATAGATTACAATGGGGATCTATNGCATTCTAACCTTGTNACAAAAGGCAGTTTCCAATGGAAAAACGGGGTTAAAGACTCTGAGGTAGTTTTTACGCCAAACCCCCACGGCCGCTTTAGAATAAGCTGGGTGCCAAAAAGAGAGCTGCAAAACAGACAAGTAATAAAAGGCGGAACAAAATTCCCAGGAAACGATCATATTGGAGCGTTTGGGTGTGATAGTTATGATATATCAGGAACTGTCGGAGGCGATGGCTCAAAAGGAGCTTTGCATGGGCTTACTACGTTTAGCATGGAAGATGCGCCGCCACATACGTTTTTTTTAGAGTATGTAGCTAGGCCTCAAACCGCTGAAATATTTTTTGAAGACGTACTAATGGCCTGTGTATTTTACGGCATGCCAATACTGGCAGAGAACAATAAGCCGAGACTATTGTATTATTTTAAAAGACGAGGGTATCGTGGTTACTCCATGAATCGCCCTGATAAAATTTGGAACAAGTTATCCACTACTGAAAAAGAAATAGGTGGAATACCTAACTCAAGTGAAGACATTAAGCAAGCGCATGCTGCTGCAATTGAATCTTATATTGATAAATATATTGGTTTAAAAGACGATGGAACATACGGTTCAATGTATTTCAATCAAACATTAAATGACTGGGCTCGTTTTGACATAAACAACAGAACAAAATTTGATGCTGCAATAAGCTCGGGGCTAGCGATAATGGCATGCAACAAACACATGTATAGACCAGTAGGTGAAAGACAAACCCAAAAGTTAAATATAAATTTAGGCCGGTATAATAATAGCGGCGGTAGATCTCAAATAATAGAAAATAATGGCTGAAGCAGTTGTAAAAAGTTATTTCCCAAGCCAAATCGCTAGTGATTTAGAAAAAGTTAGCCAAGAGTATGGACTCAAGGTTGCTAAGGCTATAGAAAACGAGTGGTTTAAAAGGGACTCTGGTACAAATCGATACCATAATAATCAAAATACATTTCATAGACGAAGATTGTACGCTAGAGGCGAGCAGTCTGTACAGAAGTATAAAGATGAATTATCAACTAACGGTGACTTATCTTATTTGAATATTGACTGGAAGCCTGTGCCTATTATTCCTAAGTTTGTGGATATTGTGGTGAACGGAATGTCTGATCGCGTTTTTGATATTAAAGCTTTCTCTCAAGATCCTTATGGGATGAGCAAGCGTACGGAATACATGGAGTCAATCATACGCGATATGCAGACCCAGGAGCTTAATGAGTTTGTTCAGAAAGAATTTGGCATTAGCTTATTTGAAAACAAAAAAGAAGAACTGCCTGATTCAAAAGAAGAATTAGAACTGCATATGCAGCTTAGCTATAAACAAGCAGCTGAAATTGCGCAAGAACAAGCTTTAAATACTATATTAGAAGGTAATAAATACGATCTAACCAGACGAAGATTGAATTATGACCTTGCCGTTCTTGGTATGGCCTGCGTTAAAAATACCTTTTCTACCTCTGAAGGCGTAAAAGTAGACTATGTTGATCCAGCAGATATTATTTATTCTTATACAGACTCCCCTTATTTTGAAGACATTTACTATGTTGGTGAAGTAAAAACAATTCCGCTCAACGAATTAAAGAAGCAATTTCCAAGCTTAACAAATGAAGACCTTGAAGATATAACTAAGCAAGGCATTCAAAATACAGATTTCTACAACAGGGGGATGGATGCGACCAACAACATCGACCAAAACTCTGTGCAGATTTTATACTTCAATTATAAAACATATATGAATGAAGTATATAAGGTTAAAGAGTCCGCTACAGGGGGCTCTAAAATAATAATTAAAGACGATCAGTTTAACCCGCCTATGGACGTGTTAGACGGTAACTTTGAAAAAGTATCTCGATCTTTAGAGGTGTTATACGAAGGGGCCATGGTCTTAGGCACCAACACAATATTAAAGTGGGAGCTTGCTAAGAATATGATGCGCCCAAAGAGTGACCATACTAAAGTAAAAATGAACTATAGTATTGTTGCCCCTAGAATGTACAAAGGGCGTATTGAATCTTTAGTTAGCCGTATCGAAGGCTTCGCCGATATGATCCAACTAACGCACTTAAAGCTTCAGCAAGTGTTATCAAGAATGGTTCCTGATGGGGTTTATCTTGATGCAGACGGTTTAGCTGAGATTGATTTAGGCAACGGCACAAATTATAACCCGCAAGAAGCTTTAAACATGTTCTTCCAAACAGGTTCTGTTATTGGTAGATCTTTTACTTCTACCGGCGACATGAACCCCGGCAAAATGCCAATCCAAGAGCTAACCAGCGGTAGCGGCAATAATAAACTCGCCTCGTTAATCCAAACCTATAACTATTACTTACAGATGATCCGTGATGTTACGGGTCTTAATGAAGCTAGAGACGGCAGCTCTCCAGATAAAAATGCTTTAGTAGGCGTCCAAAAACTTGCCGCGGCTAACTCAAACACTGCAACTCGTCATATATTACAAGCTGGATTATTTTTAACAGCTGAAACCGCGGAGTGTCTAAGCTTGCGCATTTCAGATATATTAGAATATTCACCGACAAAAGACGCGTTTATCCAGAGCATCGGAGCACATAATGTTGCTACATTAGAGGAAATGTCTAGCTTGCATTTATATGATTTTGGTATTTTTATTGAACTCACTCCAGACGACGAGGAGAAGCAACTGCTAGAGAACAATATACAAATGGCATTGTCTGCTGGGCTTATTGAGCTTGGAGACGCTATTGATCTGCGCGAAATTAAGAACATTAAGCTTGCCAACCAGTTGCTTAAAATACGAAGAAAACAAAAACTGGAAAAAGATCAGCAAATGCAACAAGCTAATATTCAAGCGCAGGCGCAGGCTAATGCTCAGGCACAGCAAGTAGCAGCGCAGGCTGAAGTGCAAAAAGCACAAGCTTTGCAGCAAATGGAAATGCAAATGGAGCAGATGAAGGCTCAAATGGCGCGGGAAAGGCTAATGGCGGAGGCTGAGGTTAAAAAGCAATTAATGCAGCTTGAATTCCAAATGAACATGCAGCTTAAGACTATGGAGGCTGATGTCTACAAAACCAAAGAGGGATTTAAAGAAGACCGTAAAGACCAGCGCGTAAATAAGCAAGCATCTCGTCAATCAGATCTTATTGATCAAAGACAAAACAATACACCGCCTAAAAACTTTGAGTCATCAGGCAATGATGTCCTTGGGGGGTTTGACTTAGGTTCCTTCGAACCTAGGTAATATAAATAAGTATACAATCATATAATATTTTATCATGAACGAAGAAGAAAACAAAGTAGCCGAGGCTGTTGAAGAAACGACTCCGCACGTAGAAGAAGCTCCTGTAGTTGAAGAAAATTTAGACCCAGGGGTAATTAAAGTTGACTTACGCAACTTCCAACAAGAAAAGGCAGAAGATGAGGAGCCTTTAGAGAAAGATGAGCCTCTAGAGGGAGAGACCGAAGCTCCTATAGCGGATAATATTGAGGAGGAGCCTGCTTTTGAAGCATTGGAGGAGATTGGCGAAGAAGAAGTCGCAGAAAAAGTTGAAAAGCTAGAAGAGCAATTTGACGAAGCCCTTGATGAGGCTAACTCAAAAGGCGTTGAATTACCTGAAAACATTCAAAAAGTTGTAGACTTTATGAATGACACCGGTGGCAGCTTAGAAGATTATGTTAGATTGAACCAAGACTACAGC